GGGGGTGCCGTCTCCGTCAGAGTCGCCGGGGTTGTGTGCCCCACGGGCGTCACCACGGCCCCGGTGCAGGACACCGTGGGGGCAGATGACGAAGTTGTAGCCGATGCCCGACCAGCCGTTGCTGTTGATGTGGTAGTTCTCGATGCCTCTGATATGTCCGGCACATCGGCCGTGGTCAGGCAGAACCACAGCCTGAGCAGCGCCCGGTCCGACGTAGTGGACCGTCACACCGTCCTTCGGACCGGATGCGTTCCACCCGTCGTAGTTCTTCCGAGCGCCCCACTGCGAGGGGGACTGCTGGGGTAGGTCAAGAACGGAGTCGATGCCAGCCATCAGCCCTCTCCTTCAGCCGGTGCCTGTTGCTGCTGGGCGGCCTGAGCGGCTGCCTCCTGCAACGCCTGCTGACGCATCACATCGATGCGCTCGCTGGCACGGGCTGCTGCATCCTGCTGACCGGCGCGCTGCTGCTCTGCGGCCTGCGCCGCTTCGCGGGACGGCCCGGCAGGACCCTGAATCTGTGCCATGATCTGCTGTTCCAGCGCCACGCGGTGACCGGAGATGTGGCCCTCGAACAACTGCTTGCGCCACGGCTCCCACCGCTCGTAGGTGGGGGACTTGCGGCGCTTGTTGTGCTGCTTGAGGTGCTCCTGGTGGTTGTGCCACTCGGCCGGGAGCAGGTTCTGCGCCTGACCCATCATCTTCTGCATCGACTCCTGCGTGACCTGTCCCTGCTCGTCCATCGGTGTGAGGAGGTCGAACTTCTGGTTCTCCCGACGAGCGTGACGGGTGTCGATGTAGCGGTCGTTCTTGATGCTCTGCGGCGTGCCCACCTCCAAGTGGATGAGGGCTTCCTCCGGGCCGATGAGCTGGCGGTCGTAGAGGTCGAGGACCATCTGCTGACGCTGCCCCTTGGTGACCGGCCACGCGCTTCCGGGCTGGACCCAGTACTGGCCGCCCTTTCCCTGTGCGTTGACGAACGAGCGCATCTCGATGTCGCCCTCGGTGCCGAAGATCATCATCATCCGGCCCTCGTCCCACTTCTCCTTGACGAGATTCAGGGCGAACCGGCCCATCCTCTGCGTCGCACGCTCGATGGAGCGGATCGGGATGGACGCGGCCGAGTCGTCGAGTTCCTTCAGCGCACTGATGGCGGTGCCGGAGCGGACGTTGGGCGGAGTCTGTCCCTTGGAGACCTGGTGGAAGAACGCGAGGTCGTTGACCGACCGTCGGGTCTGGTCGAGCTCCATGATGGGCAGGTTGCCCATGTTGGACGGGTTGATCTGCTGTGCCGGGGTGGAGACGCCCGGTGGCACCTCGTACATCGTCCCCCGGCCGGAGAGGATCTGCTTGACCTTCGTGCCGCGCGGGACGGCGAGGGAGGTGTGGGACAGGATGCCCATCATCTCCACGAGAACCGAGGCGGCGCGGTTGTGGCGGCGCTGGAGCGGGATGAGGTCGTTGACCAGACCCTTGTCCCAGTACGCACCGGGGATGTCGGTGTAGGACACCTTCCCGAACGGGTACTGGCCGTTGCACCACTCGGGCCACTTCGGGGAGAACTGGAGGAGCTGTCCGCTGGAGACGATGAGGACCGCGCCGTCGGGGGCCATCTTCGACGGGCGAATCCAGACCTCCTTCACCACAGCGACCGGGATGCGCTGGTTGTAGCCAGTGCCGGTCGAGGAGCCGTAGGATCCGCGCTCACGGCCCGAACCGGAGATGACTGCACGCAGCCGCTCGTCGAAGGAGCCGAACTGCTCCTCACGGTCGGGCTGGACGCGCTTGCCCCACCGCTCCTCGATCTCATCGACCTCGTACGCCTTGGTGACCATGACGTACGGCTGGTCGTCGATGCGCGGGCGGCGCAGGTGCGGCACAGCGAACTCGAAGGGGGACAGGCTGCGGTAGGCCACCTGACCCTTCTGGCCGAACGAGTCGAACAGTCCAGCCTCCCACGAGACGCCGATGTGGCCGGTACCGCCGATGATGGCCCACTCTGTCGCCTCCTCCAGCGCTTCCTCCCACCCGCCCTCACGGAACGAGTGCTCGATTGCCATGCTCCCGGCCTTGGAGGCTTCGTGGTCGGCCGGGTCGTTGCCCTGCGGGATTACCTCACCGATGGGGCGGGTGCGAAGCAGGCGGGCCTTCTCCTGGCGGACGGCAGGGTCGATGAGGTTGTCGACGGTGCGGACCTGCCCGCGCTTCTTCTCCACCGGCACGACGCGGGAGGTGTTGGAGTTGGCGTCGATGCGGACGTACTGCTGCCCGAGGTGGAACGCGAGGTTGAGCAGCGTCTGGTTCTCGACGTGGCGTCGGTTCTCCACCGACCGCTTGAACCACTTGTCGACCATCTGCACGACCTCGTCGACGGGGCGGTCGATGAGGGGGTTCAGATAGTCGTTGCCACCGTTTGCGGAGGACATGGATGACCCCGCAAGGATCTCCGGGGGAACGAAGGTGTCACTCACGGGGTGTCCTCATGTCAGCCGACGATTGGCCCCGCGTAGTCTTCTGCGAGGTCTGCCATGTCCCCAGCGTACGGGTCATCGCGCTGTTGCTGCCGGAAGACCTCTAGTAAGTCCTGTCCCATGCCCCCGACGTTGAACTCCCCCTCGGCGGTGAACGTGGGCTGGTCAGAGGGCTTCTCGACGTGTGACGCCTGCGCGTAGGTCTCGAACGTCTTGCTGTTGACCCGGTCGCGGAGGTTGTCCACATCCGACTGGATACGGCTCCACCACTCCCGGACGCGCCGGTCCTCAGCAGAGATGAGGTCAGCTACCTGCTGCCTCGTCTGCCACTGCGACCAGCCGACCAGTGCGATGGCTGCCAGCGTGATGATGCCTGCGATGATCTCACTCATTGTCGTCCTCGGTGTCGATGGCGCTCATCAGTGTCGAGCGGGGCTGCTTGTCCTCCTGCGAGCGCAGGTAGACCTCGCGCATCGCCACAGCCTGCTGGAACTCGGTGGGCTGGCCGTCCATGACCGCAGTGACCTGCTTGACGGTGCCGGAGAGCAACTCGTCGAGGTCCACGTCCTGACCGTGCAACTGCACGACCTTCATCGGAGCCTTGGGGTCGTTCTCGCCCTCTGGCTCGGAGTCGACCTGCGTGTCCGCGCGGGCGACGGCGTGGCGGGCCTTGGATGCAGCCCGGTCCTCCTCGTTCTTGGTCTTCTGCTTCTGGGCGTCGGTCTGCGGACCCTTCTTGCCGTAGAGCTTCTCCCACTCCTCGCGCGAACCCTTCTCGGGCCGCTGCAACTTGGCGACGACCGGGTGGTTGGGGTTCTCCGAGATGAAGGTCTTGACCTCCTCGGGCGTGGGGTCACGCTGCACGATCTTCTCCACGAACTGCACCTCGGGCGTCGGTGTCTCCACCAGACCCGCGACGGCGTCGCGCAGGGCGGTCAACTTGCCGAGGCCCTTCTCGGCCTCAGCGAGTTCAGCCTTCGCGGTCTTGGCGCCCTCTGTCAGCTCGACCGTCTTCTTGGGGTCGGCCCAGCCGAGGTCGTGCAGCAGGTGAGCGATGGCCCCGACACTGACATAGATGGTCCCACGGGGGTGCTCCTCCCCGTACTGGCGGCCGGTGTTGATGATGGGGCCATCTCCGGCACCGGAGATGACGCACTTGGCCGGAGCGCGGGTGGCTCGGTCCTCTATGAATGGTCTGGGCATCTATTGCACCTTCCAGGCGTCTGCTAGGTCGTCGTCACCGATGAGGTCCGAGGGGCGGATTTCGTAGTCGTCCCACGGGTCGTTGACATCCATCCTAGTGTCTACCCTGTTGCTGGCTGGCGCAAGGGAGGCACTTCGTAGGTACATCGTGGCGAGGTCACCGATGAGCATCTGCTCCTCCTCGTTGTTCGACCACGCCGAGGGATCAGCGACATCGTCGAGTTGGAGCGCGTTGGCAACGACGTACTCGAAAGCGTCCATGAGGTGGATGTACGGCTCATTCTGCACACGCTTGGACAGGTCGGGCATGTCCCTGTCGAGGGACCCCTTGTTGTCCTCCGGGTAGCGGTACGCCCGCGACAGTCCCTTCACGCTGAGCAGGCAGTGCGGATTTATGCTGAACCGCTCTGGGTCCTCCAGCCAGTGCCTCGCGTAGTTGATGCGGTTCTTGCGGCCGAGGATGGCCCACTCCGGCGAGAACCCGTGCTGCATCATTATCTCGATGGACGAGTAGTCGCTGGTCTCCTTGTGCTGGTTGCCGGAGGGGTCCACGAAGTCCCGCACCGGGGCACCGTCGTACACCTCTCCGAACAGGTTCTTGGTCTCCGCAGACACCAGCGAGCACAGGCTCTGGGTGTTGATGCCCGCGACCTCCTCGGAGTTCAGCGTCGGGTAGAGCTCGTGCAGCCAACTGAGGTGGTCGGTCTCCGGGTCGTACTGGAGGAACACCACCGCAGGGTGGCGGAAGCCGAAGTCCCACCCACGCCACAGTTCCAGCGACGGGTCGTATGCAGAGGGGCGGATCGACTCGGAGGTGAACCGGGGGTAGACCGGCTCGCCCGCGTAGGACTCGAAGCTGATCTCCAGCTCGCGCTGCCAGTCCCGGCCCTCGGTCCCGCCTCGGTAACCGACGACCCGGTCCTTGACCCACTCCTCGTCGGCGTCAGGGTCGGCCGAGTAGTGAACGCGCAGCACGGTCCATCCGTCTGGCGTGGTCCAGCCCCGCACACCCTTGATGATCGGCTCGGGGAACGTGGTGCGCGGCAACTTGAACGCAGAGGGCGAGGCGTGGGACGAGTTGGGCGTGGAGTGCAGGCTCATGGTCCGGCCGGGACGGGGATCTTGCCCCCGTAGGAGAGCAGGGAGTACATCGACTCCTCACCGTCAGGGGTCGAGACGGCCGTCATCCGCCCACCGCCCTTCACCGCTGCCATCGCTGCGGTCAGCATCTGGTCGAACTCCGGCTGGTAGGCCGCCTCGTCCGCGAACACCCAACTCCAGGTGAACGAGCGCAGCCCTCGGGCGGTCTGGTTCATCGCGTGCATCGAGGACCCGGTGACCGAGCAGCTCATCTCGTTCTTGACCCGCTTGATGGGCGGGACGTAGTGGTGGCCGTGGGGCAGGCGGTTGTGGATCTCGTAGGCCCGCTCCAGCAGCGCGTCGGCGTCGTCCTCCTTCTTGGAGATGAACGCCATCCTCTGCGACTTCCTCGCGATGAGGTTGTGCAGGCCGATGGAGCAGAACAGCCACGAGACCATCAACTGACGGGACTTGGGGACGATCAGCAGGTCCCGGTGGACCCAGGTGTAGGCCATCAGCCGCAGGTAGTCCTTGTCGGGCAGGAGCTTGGTCGGCTCTGCCTCGTCGTGCTCGTCGATGGTGAACACGAACCCCGGCTGGAACACCTTGACGTGGGGGTTGTCGGTCGGGTGCCACGGCAGCGAGGTGTTGGTGGGCAGGCCCGGAATCTCGACGTAGCCGCCGAACAGGAACCAGCGCAGCGAGTCCCAGTGGTGGCGGCGGTAGAGACGGTCCTGCACCTCACGACGCAGCCGCTTGCCCCCTTCGCGCTCGGCCCGCTTGATGGCCTTGTGCTCCTTGCCGGAGAACTCCTCGACCGTGGACGCCATCGACCACGCCTTGCGCTCCACGAGGTCGGCCAACTCGGCCTGCTGGTGCTCGTCGAGGCGTTCGATGAACTTGAGCGCGGCGCTCACTCGATGACCTCGGCGTCAACGGTGTTGGAGTCGTCGAGGGCAGCCTGTCCCCGGTCCCTGCGGCTGATCTCGTCTGCGATGCCGACCGACACCCGGCCGATGAAGTCTGCGATGTCTCGGTCCACGCCGCCCATCCCGCCCTCGCGCGCACGGATGCCAGAGGGGTCGAGTGAGCCAACGTCGAACACCTCGGGCGCGATCATCTGCCCGACCTTGCAGTAGGAGTCGAACACCTGCTTGAACGCACTGGAGCGCTGGGACAGTGACGCGACGTAGACGGACCCCTTCCCCTTCT